CGCGTGCCCCGCCCAGGACTGGGTCGCGGTGCGGATCATCAGCCCCACCGCCCCGGACCCGTGAGACACCCCGTAGTCACCCGGCGCCGGGGTCAAAGCGGCCACGTTCACCGTGAACGGCGCAGTCATGCCAGCACCCACAGCCGCGTCCCCGCCTCGAGGGGATGATGCGGGTTCTCCGGCGGGTCGCCCAGGTCGTAGTTGAGCCCGTCGAACGTCCCGCCGTCCCAGTGACCGGAGTTCTTCGTGCAGGTCGCCCGGAGAATGTGCGCCACGGACATCCCCGGGGCGGGGAGGTTCCGGGCCACCGCCGCGAACGACTCCGTCCCCGTGCAGGTGTGCCACTGCCAGGCCCGGGTGTCCGACGCGGGCGGCCGCGGCCACTGCCCGTAATCCACCGACAGGGCCGCGTCCAGGTCGCACTGCACCCCGCCTACGGTGACGATGCCGCCTTGCATGATGTCCGGCACCAGCCCCGCGGTCGCCCACTCAGACCCCGACCACGCCGGGGTCCCCCACAGGCGGCGAGCCTTCCCCGCTGCCTTCAGCCGGGACAGCGGCCAGAACCCGCCGTAGGGGTTGCGGCCCCGGTCATCCCCGACCACCGAGGCCCACCCGTCTGAGTAGGCGTCGATCGCGGCCTGGTCACCGGGCGGGGCGTCGTAGTCAACCGCCCAGTAGAACACGCACCCGTCCACCCCGCAGGCCCTCGCCTGGACCTCCGCGTTAGAAGCGTCCTGCTGCCCGCCTGCCTTCCCCCGCTTGGCGTCGGTGGCACCGTACTCGTAGATCACCACGATGTTGATCCCGGCGGCCTGCAACTGTGCCGCCCTCGCGGGGGTCAGGTCCTTGGTCTCATCGGGGGAGAAGTACTGCGCCACGAACACGTCCCCCGCGCCCTCCAGGGAGCTGATGCTGGGCTTCGTCCAGGCGTAGTCCACGCCCGGGACGCCGCGGCGGCCGCCGTACCAGTGCGGCTGGTGGTGGACGGCCCAGGAGGCAAGCAGGGCCTGCTCGGTGGCAGTGCCTACGAGGCCGGGGCGGACAGGGAGCGGGGAGCGGAGGGTCTGCACGGTCATGCGCTCACCCTGCCACACAAGAACTACAAATATTTGTAGTCCCAGGTCAGGTCGTGTCGCGGAACACCCGGCCGAGTTTCCGCGGGTTCGCCTGGATCGCATGAGACACCAAAGCGGGCATCGACAACAGCGCCACTGGCGCGCCCAGCTCGACCGCCACAATCGACCGGAACGGCGCGGCGAACGCCTGCCCCGTCGAGGTGTCCACGAACTGCACCCAGGACTCCCCCGGGGTGATCAGCATCGGGGACCCGTCCTGGCTGGTTTGCAACGGGTCGATGAACGCCGGGTCGATCACCGCGCCGAGACTGTTGGACAGCGGGTGCCACACCAGGTCACCGAGCATGATCCCGGTCGCCGCTGACAGCGGCACCTGCGACGGGTCAGGCGGGATGGTCATCAATCCGTCCTCTCTAGAACCTAGGCCCTACCTAGTTTCCAGGTACCGGAGCCGGCGGAAGATCACCGGGATCTTCTTGTCAACCCGGAACGGGATCAGCCCCACGGTCAGGGTCAGGGTCTCCACATTGTCGTTGCCGATGTCGAACGACATCTCAACCACCCGCAGCCGGTCGTTGACCTCCAGGCGGCCGTCATCAATCTGCACCGTGACAAAGTCGCCCTTCCACAGCCAGTCCGGCCCGCCCGCGGCACCCCACGCCCCCGGGTACAGGACGATCGTGTAGGCCGGGGTGACGACCTGCGCCTGGCCGAACTGCCCGGCCGCATCGTCGTTGAGGGACGACTGGGTGTTGTCCTGGGTGCCGACCACCACATCCCACCGGCCCGGCCCGTTCGGCGGCAGCACCAGCCCCGAGGCCAGCTGCACCGCGTTGAGGGATTTAGAGGAGTTCCCGGTGAAATATCCCGCGTTGCCGTAGGTGGACGGGTCCACCACCCGGCTGATGTTGGCGACCAGCCCGTCGCCGTACCGCAGCACCACCCCGTTATCGGAGCCCTGGACCGGGGAGAACAGGTCCAGCCGCAGGTCGGTGAACTGCGCGTTCCGCGGGTTGACCGCCCACTCGAAACCGTTGACCATCTGCGCCAGGGTCGTGATGTCATCACCGGCCATGTCACCATACGTCGCGGTATAGGTCCGCACGGTGCCGGTGGACTGCCCGATGCCCCGGGCGATGCCGAGGTCCCCGGCGACTTTCGCCTGCACGTCCTGGAGCATGTTCCACACGATCGTGGCCTGCTCGATGCTGGTCCACGACAACTGCGACCCGGGACTGCCGGCGCCGGCTGGGAGGATCGCCCGGCGGCGCAGCACCGACCTGTAGTCCAGGGCGGTGAACGTGGCCCGGTGCGCCCCCGAGTCCAGGGTGTCGGAGGTGGCCCCGACCCGGCCGATGAACACCGGCCGGTCACCGAATAGCACCATGAAGTCGGTTTGCAGCTCGGTGATCCCCAGCGCCGGCGCGGACCTGCCGTCAATGTCGATGTCCACCTGGTCGGCCTGATCAGGTTCGGTGCGGAGGGTGACGTTCCGGGTTTGCGCCTGGCCGATGATCCCGTTAATCCCGGTGGCCGGCTGGGCGGGGCCGAACATGATCCGCCACGGCCCGGGGATCACCGGCGCCGGGATCAGCAGGTAGACCGTGATCGTGAACGACGCGGTCGCCGTCGCCGCAACCGCATCAGTGACTTTGACGGTGAATGTGTAGGACCCTCGGGTGTTCGCGGTGCCGGTCAGGTTCCCGGCAGTGTCCAGGGCCAGGCCCGGTGGCAGGGAGCCGGTGAGCAGCGACCAGGTGTAAGGCGGCGTCCCCAGGATCGCCTGGAGGACCGCGGTGTAGGGCTGGCCGAGCGCTGCGAAGGAGAGGACCTGCGTGGCGATCGTCAGAACACCGGAGACGATGGTCAGCGAGCAGGCCAGGGTCGCGGTGAGCCCGTTGGCGTCGGTGACCTGGACGGTGAACGTGTAGGTCCCGGCCAGGACGGGTGTGCCGTTCAGGAACCCGTGGGCGGTGCCGAGCGCCAGCCCCGGTGGCAGCGTGCCGGCGACGACCGCCCAGGTGAACGGCCCGGTTCCCCCGGTGCGGAGGAACTGCACTGAGTAGGCCACTCCGGTTGTGCCGCCTGGCAGCGGGCTGGTGGTGGTGATGACCACGGCAGCGGCGATCACGATGGTGAATGTCGCGGTCGCGGTCTGCCCGGCGAAGTCGGTCACCGTCACGCCGAAGGAGTAGGACCCCGCCACCGTGGGTGTCCCGGACAGCACCCCCGCGCTGGAGAAAGACACGCTCGTGGGGAGGGTCCCGGAGGTCACCGCCCACGAGTAGGGCAGCACCCCGTTGATCCCGGCAATGGTCTGGTTATAGGGAACCCCGGTGCTGCCACCGGGCAGGGTGGTGGTCTGGATCTGGACCGGGGTGCCGGGGGTCGCGTAGAACGTGGCCAGGACCGCCGCCCACCCGTTCTCCGTCCCTCCGGTGCCTGCCGCCTCGGTGGTAGTGACCGTGGCCGGGCCGGCGCCGATGCCGGTCTGGTCGAACAGGCCGAAGTTCACCGACGTGTTGTTGACGCTGCCCTCAGCGGTCCACCCGCCTGGGGTGGACCAGGAGCCGCTGGCCTGGTTGACCGACCACCCGGAGGCGAAGTTGGCCACGGCCAGGCCGCCGGTGAACGTGTTCGCCGCCGACGCGGTGACCGGCAGCGACGTGGCCGCAGCCTGCGCCCCCGCAACACCCACGGCGTCCACGGCCTGCACCGACCCCGCCGGGGTCGAGTACTCCACCAGGCGGCCCTTGAACGGCGCGGCAGTGTTGGAGCTGGTGAACACCACCGCCCCCGTCACCGGCGCCGGGGTGCCCGACCCGGGCTGGGAGTTCGCACCATGCAGGATCACAAGCGGGCCCCCCGCGGGCACCGGGGCGGCCGGGCGCCCGAGACCGGACGGCCCGCCTGTGACTGCCAGCGCCGCGGCGTACGCTCCAGCGGCGCTGCCTGGCGGGTTCCGGCGCAGCCCGGCCGGGAGGATGGTCGGCGCGGTCACCGCCGAACCGAGCCCGCCAGGGTTATTGAGGTAGGCATACGTCAGCGCGCGGGCGGTGCCGGTGGTGGCCTGCGCCGGGTGGTCCGCGACCAGCACCCACCCAGGCGGCGCGGTGATCGTCGCCGTGCCGTCGTTGTTCTGCAACCTGGCTACGAGCAGGGACCCGACCTGGGAGGGCAGCCCGAGGCCGCCCGGGCCCGGCCCGCCGGAGGTCTCCCCGAACCACAGGGCCAGCACCCCCGACGCGGCCGCGTTGTTCGCGGAGGTCTGCACGAACGTGAACGGCAGCGAGGTCCCCGGCGGCGGCCCGCCACCACCGCCGGGGAGGCCCTGGACAACCACGTTGGACCCGGACACGTAGACGCGCCCGTTGACCGGCGAGACAGTCATGTATTCGGGGTTGGCGTTCGCCCTCGCGAACGACCCGTCGCCGCCGGTGATGTCCTGCCACGTCACCCCGTCATCCACCGACCGCCACAACCCGGACCCGTTGCCCTGGTCCTGCGTGGCGAGGATGATCCCCCCGGCATGGTCGTAGGCCACCGGGCCAGGCACCCCGGACCCGGGGCAGAACACGGACGCGCCGGAGCCGGTGACCGACCCGCCTGCCACCGTCCCGGAGTCCGCGCCGCCGAGCTTGTACAGGTGCCCGCCGGTGGACACCCACAGGCGGCCGGTGCCGCCCAGGGACCTGTTGTAGGCAGTGGTCCCGGACAGGCTGTCAGTGGAAACCTTGGACCACACGTTGGTCCACGTCAGCCCGTAGTCGGTGGACCGCCAGATCCCGTTGCCCCGGTCATACGCCCACACCAGGCCGGCGCCGGAGTAGACGACGTGCATCGCCGTGCCGGTCGCACCCGAGGCGCCGATGGAAGCGTTCCGGTTGGACCAGGCCGTGCCGTTCCACCGCCACAGCCCTGACCCCCACACCGAGGCGCAGACGATCTGGTTGCCGCCGGTGTCGTTGAACGCGGCCAGGCCGATGGCGACCTTGTTGGAGGTGTGGGATTCCAGGGCCATCGAGACCCACCCGTTCGGGGAGCCCCGCGGCCTAGACCACACCTTCCCTGAGGCGTTGGTGTACTTAGCACCGTTGCCCGCGTAAACAGTGCCGCCGTCCTCAGAGAACGCAACAGAGAACCCCTGCGTCGAAGGCTGCGGGGCCTCCTGGATCAGGGTTGTGGCGTCCTCGCCGCCGTTGGCGGCCTGGTCGAAGAACAGCCCCCAGTCCGAATCGCCGAACTCGATCTCATCCGCGTGCGTCGGAGACACCGCGACCGGGTGGCCCAGGAACATGGGCATCCCGGAGTCGGCCACCGTCCAGGAGGTCAGGTTCCCAATCGACCTGTACGACCCGCCGGACCCGGCGCAGTACGCATTCGGGGACGCGGGGGTGGTGCCGTCCACCACTACAAACGGGCAGATGTACCCGACCCCGCCCAGGAACACATGCAGCCCGGACACCGGGATCCACCACGGGTAAGAACTCGACGGCCCCGAGGGGACGTTCGCGATTTGCACCGCCCCGGTAAGGCTGGTGTAGGTGATGGAGCCGGTGCCCGCGCCTGGTGCACCGGACAGGGACATGAGGGTTTTGCCGAGCACCCCGGCGGTCGGGTTGGAGTCCCCGACGAGCAACACGTGGTTGCCGGACCCGTCGATGTACCCGGCGACCGTGCACCACCAGTTTGTTGCCGTGGTCGGCACGGAGGCCCCGTTGATAGCCGACCAGGCCGGACTGCCGGACAGGGGCCCGTACCTGTAGATGCCCTGGTTCCCGGCGGCGCAGTACAGGTAGTCGCCTAGCTGGAAGACCTCCTCGATGCCCTGGGTGGGACCGCTCGTCATGGAGACGGCGGTGAGGTTCGGGGTGGCCGCGTTCGCGTTGGTGCACTTGTACAGGCCGGCCGGGTTGCCGTTCACGTCGTAGAACGAGGCATAGAACGTGGTCCCGGCGGGGACGTTGGTCAGGTCCGCGCAGATCGACGTGGCGAACCAGTTCCCCGTCCCTGGTGCTGCCCCGGCCATCTGCACCGCAACCGGGAAGTCGTCAGTGCCCGCGACCCCGGTCCCCCCGGTGTTGCTGCTGCGCAGCACCCCCTGGTTGTAGGTCGCGGCGAACAGGTTGAGGGAGTTCTGAAACAGGAGCAGCCCGGTCGAGCGCTGCCACCCGTTGGACGGCAGCCCCGCCGGGGTAGACGTGCGGTGGTTCCCGCACCCTTGCGGCACCGCCGACCGGATCCCCCATTTGATGTTTCCGGTGGCCGGTGAGTAGACCCCGGCCAGGAGGCCGCCGCGGCCGGCGAGGCCGTTCTCCCCGGTGAGGGAGTAGATCACATTCGTCTCGACGGTGGACCACCACAGGGCCGCGCACTGCCGCCAGAACGGCTTGACCCCGATGCCGGTGTTCTGCACCGTGTAGTGGTTCCCGAGGGTCGCCGTCGCCGTCAGGTAATACCCCTGCGTGTCGGAACCGACAAGCAGCTTGGACCTGTCCGGGGACAAGACCATGACGTTGCCGCAGCCGCCTCCGTCAAGGCGGACCGGCGCGAACGACACCCAGGCTCCCTAAACGGCTATTCGGCGGTCTGGATGTAAATGTCGTAGGCGTTGTTGACCGCGGTGAGCTGCCAGATCACAATCTGGGACACGGTGGCCCCGACCACCGGGATGAACGCGGCCATCCCCCAGATCCACGGCACCTTGTACCCGGCGACGGCCTGCATCATCTCCTGCCGGAACGGGTTCGCCGGCGCGGTCGGCTGCGTCGTCGCAAACGACGTGGCGAGCTGGGTGTGCCCTGCCGGGTCAGCGGTGTTCAACGGCTGGACGGTCTTCCCGGTGACCGCGCCCGTGCCAGCGGCGGCGGGGATGCCCAGGGCGATCTCCTCCACCCCGCCGCCGTTGTTGATCACCCAGATCTCCCGGATCTCCGGAAGCCGGATCCCCGCCCCCGGTGTCGCCGGGACGATCGTCGCGATCGGCCCCGCGGCCGCGCCGGCGGTGGTCTTGGTGACGGCCACCTCATACAGGTGCTCAGCCATAGGTCCTCCTGTTAGCCCATCGGGCGCATCGTGATCCGGGACCCCTGGCGCAGCCAGGTGAACGTCCCGGAGGAGTTGGTCTGGGCGAATTGCATGATCGCCCAGCAGGGCGCGTTGCCGGTCTCCACATCCCCGCCGATCAGCAACGGCGAGTCCGGGTTAGTGGTGCCGATCGTCTGGCAGTTGGTGATCGTGTCCCCGATCGCCTGCGTGTTCCACACCAGCGCCCCGGACAGGTTGTAGTTCAGCCGGTTGAGGTGGGAGTAGGAGATCCCGGCCGTGCGGAACTTGAACGTCAGGTCAGACTCGTTGCCGCCGGTGCCGCCGGAGTACATGATCTGCGCATCGAAGGAGTACTTGGTGTTGGCCTGGAGGTTGAGGAGCTGCAGGTGCGGGTCATCAGCCAGGGACGTGCCCGCATTCGAGGTGTCAGACGACTTGAGCACCCCGATAGGCCCGACGCGCTGCCGGTAGTCGGTGATCTGCGCGTTCTGCACGGACGACTGCACCGAGCTGATGGAGATCAGCGCGAGGGTGATCGCGGAGTTCGGCTCCGCCGGGGTGCCGCTGCCGGTGTCAGCCAGGACCGTGAAAGCGGCCTGGTAGCCGGCCCAGACACCGTTGTTCAGCTTGTCCTGCACCTGCAACACCAGGCGGTGAACCTGGGTGCCTGACCCCGGCGGGTTCGGCGTCGGCACGTTGACCGTGGCGTCGTTCCAAACCTGGTAAGTGCCCTGGTTGGTGGTGTCATCCCCGACAACGAACCCCAGCCCGGCCGGCACATCAACGGACAGGTTCGCCCCCGCGCCCCGTTGGACGACGTTGAGGTTAGAGAAGGTCAGGACACCCTGCTGCCCCCCGACGCCGGTCGAGCTGGTCAGCAGCGCCCGGTTGTACTGCCGGGCCTCCTGCGCGGAGTAGTTGATGGCAGAGTCGCCGCCCGCGGGCTGCAACCACACCGGGACATGCAGCGTCATGGCCAGGCCCTCCTAGAGCGGGTAGGCGCCGCGGAACGACAAGCTGGCAACCGCCCCGTCGTCCGCGTCGGTCGGGTAGTACCGGATCACGTTGAGGCCCGGGTTCATCTGCCACCAGGAGGAGGAACCGAAGTTCAGCAGCCCGGTCACATCCGAGAGCGGGTCGCCGTTCACCAGGGCCGACTGCGCCTGGGAATCCAGCGCCAGGTAGGACCCCTGCCCCAGTTGCAGCGCATCGGTGAACTCCAAGGTCAGGCCGGCGATGTCATTCGCCAGCTTCGGGCCGGTGCACGGCCCGTACAGCAGCCCAGTCCACTGCGCAGCCGCGGTGCCCGGGTTGATCACCTGCGATGGGGCGGGGGTGTTCGTCGGCGGGAACGTGATCCCCGCGGAGGTCACCGCCAGGCCCGGCACGTCAAAGACCAGGCCGGTGCCGGTCTGGTCGGTGGCGAACGCGTTGATCACCGCCGAGGTCACCAGGGCGTCCTCCCAGCACGCCCCCGGCACGGTCCAGTTGACCTGCACCGGCCACTGCGTCGGGTCCGTCCACGGTTTGGCGATGGAGTCGAACCGGAGGGTCACCTGCCGCTTCCCCGGCCAGGCATCGTTGGTGACGGTCAGCACCGGCCGCAGCCTGGGGTCCAGGAGCGGGGCGATCTCATCAAGGAACCCCTCCGGGGTCTGCGCCGTGAACTGCCCCGGGTACAGCAGCAGCGACAGGGACAGCACGCCCTCATCCAGGAAGGCAGTCGTATCAACCCCGCCGCGGGCACCCACCCTCGGCTCCACCTGCGCCCGCGCCGGCGCAGACGCGTCAATCCCCGCGGAGGAGACCCCGTCCCGCGGGTAGATGACCACGGTCAGCCCGGAGGACGGGTCGGTCAGGGTCATGCCGGTGAGGGCCATCTACCCGTTCCCTCCCATGCTCGCGGCCATGACCCGGAAGGCCAGCTTGCGGGCCACCAGCTCCGCGTCCGTCGCGTCCTGCACCACCAGTTGGTCCGCGTGGATCAGCGGCCCGCCTGTCAACCCGCCATTGACACCCCGGCCGCCGGGGCGGCCGCGGGTGACCCACTCCTGCAACCCGTTCTCCCCGAAGCTGTAGGACCGCCCGGAGCGCCCGATGCCTGTGATCGGCTCGGTGATCGGCCCGCCCTGCCAGTAACCGTGCCCCTGCCCGATGACGCCGAGCATCCCGGCCCTGCCGTACCTGTGGAGGGCATAGTTGATCCCAGCGAAAATATCGGCCAATCCGTTAAAAACGCCCAGGGACCGGAACGGCCCGGAGTAGGCCAGGAACGTGGACATGATCGTCTGAAGGACGCCCATGGACGGGTGGCCGGCAGCGGCGTTTGAGTCGGTCAAGTTGACGGCGAATCTGTTGCCGCCGGATTCTGTGGCGATCTGCCGCAGCCACATCCCCGTGTAGGACTTAGGGAGGCCGAGCATCCCCAGGACCTTCTCCACGGTGGAGCCCCACTGCGCCACCCCGGACCCGCCGCTGAAACCGAGCAGGTTCGCGATGCCGCCGAGCAGCCCCGACCCGAGCCCGCCGAGGGCGCGCAGGGCCCGGCCGGGGAGGGAGGAGATCGAGACCATCCCCTTCTCGACCAGGTGACCCAGCGCGGACGGGATCGACCCGAACACCTTGCGGACCATCCCGCCGAGGTTCCGGCCGCCGGACATGATCCCGTGCAGCAGCCCGGTCATGATGTGCCCGCCGAGCCCGAACATGACCTTAGACGGTGAGCTGATCCCGAAGAAATGCGTGACCCAGTGGACGATCGGGTTAACGATGTTCCCCTTCACCCAGGAGGCGATCCCGGCCATGTACCTGCGGATCCCGCCGAGGAGCCCCTTGACCAGGTTGATCCCGGACTCGACCAGCCACAGGCCGGCAGGCCGGAACGGGTCAATTAGCCGCTTGATAATCGTCCCGATGATCTTGCCTAGGCCCTCTGCGCCGCGGAGGATGCCGTTCCCCAGCCCGACCAGGGCCCGCCGGCCGAGGTCGTAGATCCGGATGGCCCACACCCCGATCCGGGTCGGCAGGAGGTCCAGCCATTTGCTCAGCCGGGCGAACGTCCCGGGGAACACGTCCCCGAACCCCTTGATAAACGCCCGCCCGATGCCCTTGACCGCCGAGTAGACGGTGTCAAAAATTGGGGTGCCGACTTTCTGGATGCCCTTGAGAAACGGGGAGAACAGTCGCAGCACCGGCACATGGCTGATGATCTTCTCCACGGGGCCGATGAACTTCCCCACCAGCCCCACGGACAGGACCGCCACGATCAGGTCCCACCAGTGGTGCTCCCAGAACGACGGGGAGAACAGGTCCGCGCCCAGGTTGGAGATGAACCCGATCGCGAACCCGAGGGCGTTCCCGCCGACCGCTTTGCCGATGCTCACCCAGTCCAGGTGCGCCAGGGTGTTGACCAGGCCGCCGATGAACACGGCCGAATGCTGCCCCAGCCACCCGAATGCCGTCCCCAGGGCATGACCCAGGGCCATCCCGAACCCGGATCCGGACAGGGCCGCGATGATGCCCGCCTTCAGCGGGGCCACGAGCTGGTCCCCGGCTGTCTTCGGCAACGGGTGGATCAGGTCCAGCATCGGTGACGGCCTGGCGTGCAGGAGGTCACCCGCATACAGCGGCGCGGGGCGGGGCAGGTGCAGCAGGTCCCCGGTGACCAGGTGCACGGGCTTGGGCTTGGCCAGGCCCAGGAACTGCATCAGGTCCTGCCAGTCCCGTTTGATCGCCCCCACCGGGATGATCGCGTTGAACACCTGCCCGACCCGGGACCCGAACGTGCCCACCGCCGGGAGGGCCCGGTTGACGATGAACGACACGAACGCGGTCACCGGCGGCAACAGGGCCAGCCCGATCCGCACACCGGCCGCCTCGATGATGGAGGAGAGCCGGTGGAACTGTGCCTCAGCGGTTTTGCGTTGCGCGACGACCGCGGCCCCGTATTTGCCGGTGGTGTTGTTGATCTGTGTCTGCTTCTTCTCCAGCACGCCGAGGTTGTTCAGCAGGGTCTCGATCGCGGAGGAGGACCGGCCGCCGCCGAAGGCGTGCGCGATCGTCTGCGCCTGCTGGACCGCGGACTGCCCGGAGGCGTCCAGGTGTTGTTTCAGCAGTGCGATCGCACCGACGAGGCCGCCGGACGGCCCCGGTTGCATCAGCTTCTTGGCCAGGTCGTCCGCGCGCAGGCCGATGGTGGACAGCGCCCCGGCGGCCTTAGCGGACGGGGCACCTATCAGCGACAGGGTCATCCTCAGCCTCGTGGCGGCGACCTCGGCGGGAATGCCCTCGTCAGTCATCAGTGCCAGCGCAGACCCCACCGACGACAGGGAGACGTGGAACGTGCGGGCTGCCGGGAGGATCCCGGAAGACAGGGACGCGATGAAGTCGGTCATGCGCATGTTCCCGGCGCCGATGATCGCGTTCACCGTCGCCGCGGTCTTGCCGAACGACTGGGCGCCCTTGATCCCGGACCGCCACGCGCCGGCGAGGGCACTGGTGGTATCCTCCAGGTTCGACCCGCCGACCGCCGCCAGGTCTGAGGCGACCCGCAGGGCCCGCATCGCGTGAACGTTGTCCAGGCCCACGGATTTGAGGTGGTAGAGGGCCATGGCCAGCTCGTTGGGGCCTTGCTGCGCGTGGGACTGCGCCAGGCGCAGGACCTCACCCTGCAACTGCTTCACCGCACCCGCGGACGCGCCGGCCTGGGTTTGGATGCGGGTCATCTCCGCCTGGAACGTGGTCCCCATCCGGACCGCCTCGGCGGCGATCGCCACCCCGGCGATCCCGATGCCGATGCCGACCGCGGCGAACGCCCGCCCGAACCGGGCCACCCTCCCCTCGGCGTAACCGGCCTCATCACCCATGTGACGGAACGTCCGGGAAGCCCCGTCACGGGCTACCACGTCATAGATCACGCGGGCGAACGTCACCGGGCCTCCCTTCCGTCCTCTAGGCGGGGCCTGCGCCCCGCATGTTCACTGGTGCTGCCACCGGCGGGCCTCCCAGCCCCCCCGACCCCTGGTGTTTCTGCTTCTCCTCGGCGGCTTCCTGCTCCTGGACCCAGGTGTGGTAGGCGTACCAGCCGGTCAGCTCCCGGGAGGAGATCCGGGTGAGGAGTTCGGCGACGGGGCACCCGAGGGCGAGGGCGAGGGAGTAGACGAACCCCCGCCAGGGGTTGACCCGAAATCCCGCACCAGCTCCTCCAGGTCCTCATCCCCGAGGCCGGACAGTTTGGATGCGGTGTCCCACAGGCGGGCCAGGATCGCCCCGGACAGGGCACCTACCGTGTCGTATTCGCCGTCGTGGAACAGCCGGTCGCCGTTGTCATCGACCAGGCAGCGGACAATCAGTTTCGCCCGCAGGTTGTCCAGGTCCCGTCCCTGCTCCAGCCGGCCGCCCTTGCCGGTGCGCATGATCACCGTGGATGCCTCGTAGGCGTCCCGGTCTTTCCCGGACAGGCCCCGCACCCGCACCGACCCTGACCACTCCGGAACGTACACGTCCTCGAATGGCAGATCGGTGTGGGTCAGGATCTCATCTCTTCCAAGCAGCCCCATCTAAAACGCCCTCCTTCCTCCGGTGATGTCCTCGCTGACACGGGACATCGCCCGCCCTACGGCCACCCGGGCAACCACGCCCATAGGCCGTACCGTGTTGTAGAAATACGGGTGCGGCGCCTGCGCAACCCACCTGTCGGTGTGACCGAACACCGGATGCCGCCACCGTGGTTTGGTGCCCTCCTCATACGCGGGGAGGGACCGCATCCCCGCGGGCATCAACTGGCCGTTGACCATGATCACAACCCCGGTCAGCCGGCCGGACGTGCGGACGTACAACTTGGTGGCCCGCTGCATCGAGGCCCGCAGCGACCCGCCCTGCCGCCGCACCGAGCCTGTCTTCGCCGGGATCGCCTGAATGGACCTGCGCACCGCGGGGACCATCGGTGCCGCGGCCGCCCGCAGCTCCCGGCGGAACAGCAGCGCCGTCCTCGGCTCATCCATCTCCCGCAACCGCCGCGCGACCGTGCGCAGCTCCACCCCCGACAGGGAGTGGAGCCCGAACGCTGAGGCCGTCCGCGACGGTGCGGGCACCCTAGGGGACCAGGACCCTGATCGCGGGCACCCGGGAGCAGGTGAAGGAGAACACGCACTGGCCGGGGTCATCCACCGTGGTGTCCATCGCCTGTGAATCGACGCGGGCAGGGAACACGTCCATGAAAAACCCGGTGGTGTCGCCTTCCCACAGGCACACCACGAACCCGGCGACCCCGTTGAGGAGCAGCGCCCGGGCGTCGTTGCCCACCTGGTCGCAGTAGATCGTCAGCGACGACCCGGCGGCGGTCTGCCGCCCTGGGACCTGGGAGGTGAACCGGGACCCCATGTCGGGGGTGTCCACCGGGTTGTCCGTGAGGGAGAACCCGGCGACGGCGGCGATCTCCGCGGACAGGTCGGTGCCCGCGTTCAGCTCACCCCTGGTGGGGGCGTTGTAGTTGGAGCAGGTGGTCAGCCAGTAAATCTTCCGCTTCGCTGGCGGGAAATACCTGTTCGTCGGGGTGAGTGGTGCGGGCGGCATGAGTGGTCAGCTCCCCTCTGGGTTGTCGCCGCCGGCCTTTCCGCCGCCGGCCTGATCGGAGCGGGCACGGGACCGCCCTGGCTTGGACTCCTCGTCGGCGCGGGCCTGGTGCGCGGCCAGCGCCTCCAGGTGCCCGTCGCGTTCGGTGGCCAGGAGCCACCCGGACTGCCGCATCATCGAGACCGCGCCCTCCGGCACATCGGAGAACGCCTCGCCTCCATCGGCCTCCAGGCCGGGGTGCCAGATCCTCATGATGCGGACACCCGCAGCACGAACACCGAAACGGTGGTGACGGCGGAGTAGTTGACCGCGGTCAGCCCGACCCCGTAGACGCCGTCCGGCAACGGGATGAACACCGGCGCCGGCGCGGCCAGGGTGGACGCCGGGACGCTGACGGTGCGGGAGGTCACACCCTGCCCGTCGTAGGTCGGGGTGAACGGCAGCGTCACCGTGATAGAGGACACCGAGCCGTTGAACACGACCAGGTAGAGGGACGCCCCGGTGGGGGCCTGGTCCCCCGAGGCGGCGGGGGCGGTCCAGGTGGGCTGGCTGCCCGCGTGGGTGATGCTCTGTGCAACATAGGTGGAGGCCATCGGTTCCCTTCCTTCGGCCTAAGTGGTGAACGCGTCAACGTCCACGTCGAACAGGAGGACCGCCTTGATCCCGACATCGAGGCGGACATACCGCAGGCCCCCGGCGCCGAGCCGGGCCTTGCCCTGGATAGCCCCGCCGAGGTCCATGTGCACGGCGAGGCAG